CCGAGACCCCCCGCCACCGTTGCCCCCGCTACCGCGCCCCGCCAAACTCCACGAAAGCGAAATGTACCCCGGCATGGATTCCTGGCATCCAGAAGAGGTTCGGACCTGGTACTCCCACGGACACATGTCCATGGTGTCCGGATGACACTCGAAGAGTTCCTGACAATCGTGAACGGCGCGTGCCCCGTGGAATGGCGACGAGGGCAGTTTTTCTTCAACACCCTCGAAGAGACCCGTCCAGATCTTGCCGAACTCATCCGTGGCACATTCCGGGACCCGTTCTACTACGACACCCGCATCCCAGCGGCAGTGTCCTGCATCGCCCAGCACTGGGACGTAGACGAGGACGAAAGAGCGTGCCAACCTGCCGCCACTGTGGCAACGAGATCGAACCTGACCCCGTCTACTGACCGGACGGGGAGGCGTTCATACGCCTCCCCGAAACGGACAAACTAGGATAAACCTAGATGGACGATACCAAACGGGATCCGCGTGCGACGTACTTCGGGCCCCGGACCGCAAGGCAGGTGTCCGTGAGCACGGCAAACGGGAGTACGTCGGGCGCAGTCACAGTCGGCGCGAGCGGCAGAATGGTCGCATCGCGAGTGTAGGGCCGCACCAGGAAGTTTTCGTCCCGGGGGATGAGGTAGATGTCCTCATGGACGCCGTTGCGCGGCTTCGCTCCGGCGTTGCCGTGCTGGTACGCCGACGGCCCGGTGTTGCCGGAGCTGTTGGTGAGCAGGTTGGTACCGGTGTCGATGATGGTGAGGGTGTCGACGCCGGTGGTGTCCAGCGCATCCACCACACCCACCAAGGTTTCGGTGGTCGTCGCCGTGGACCGGTACACCTTGTACAGGATCGGCGTTGCGCCGTCCAGGCCGACCGGCTTGGAGAACGTCAACGTCACCGTGGAAGTCGAACCGGTGGTGGCCTGGGAAACCTCGGTGGACGCCTGGATTTCGCCGAATCGGGCGATCACCGCAGCCACCTGGTAGTAGTACGTGGCCGAGGCCAGCGTGCCGCCGGTAGTGGAGGTGGCCGTGGCTACCGTACCCATCTGGAAGGCGCGAGGGGACAGGAACGACGACTTCGCGATCGGAACGCCACGGTAGGTGGGGATGTTCAGACCGGCGGCGATCTCCAACGTCGGGGCCATGAACCGCTGCTGGTTGACGAGCAGCTGCCCGACGGCCGCATTCATGCGCGGCGACATGACGAACATCCACGCCTCGGAGTCGACCGGCATACCCGCGTTGGTCTCAACGAGGTCGATGATCTCGTCCAAATCCTTCAGCGCGAACGTGGCCCCGGCGTAGTCGACCGCGTTCACGTAGTTCAGCGAACCGGAACCGGCAGACCAGTTGGAAACCAGGTAGTCCAGGCCGCTGGACATCGGCTGCACACCGTTGGCCGTCGCCGGGTCGGAACCCCACATGAAGCTGGTTTCCAGCGTCCACAGCATCGACTGGACGGTGCCGTCCAGTTCCAGCTGCCGCAGGTCGCCGACAAGGTCGCGGGTGACGGTCTGGGCGAACCCGGTCACGCTGCCGACGGCCTGGTAGAGACGGATGTTGTAGACGGCCTGCTCGTACGTGGAGTTGCTGATCGGGCGGGCACCGCCGTCAATAACGGCCCCGGCGTCCGGCCGCGACACGCGACGGTTGAAGAAGTACTGGGTCGAACCCCACTGCTTGCTCGGGATGAGCGCGAGCACAGGGGAGTAGCGACGCTGGTACTCAAGCAGAAGCGGGCTGATCTGCTTCTGGATAAGCGGGGAGGTGGACGCTGCGGTAGTGAGCGCCTCTTCCAGTTCGGTAGGCAAGGTATTGCCTTCCTTTCGGGAGTTCAGATGCCTGTTCGGGCAACAAAAAAGCCGCCCGAGGCGGCTGGGGATGGACTCGACCTCTCGGCCGCGTCAGGGTCCCTTCGTCACTCCCGGACGGACGCCTTCACAATCAACTCGGCGTCCCGGCAGGGAGAACTTCGGCGACGTCCTGCGCAAGGCGCACGGATGGCCGTCACCCGGCACGGGAGTCCAGCCCGTGCCGGAAACTTGTCAGGAAGTAGCGGCGATACCCGTGCCCGGGATCGGGACCGGCGTCTGCCCGTAGCTACCCAAAAGCAGGGCCGTCCGGTTCTGCCAGGCGTCTGCCCGCTCCTGCTCGGGAGTCATAGCCGCATCGGTGCTTTCCGTAGTCCGGTAGCCGTTGCGGGTCGGCAGGCCGAATTCCTTCAGGATGTCCGAGCGGAGACCATTCAGCATCTCCTTGCGGGCCTCTTCGAAGCTCAACACCTGCTGCGGCTCAACAACCGGCGCAGATACGGCCTCGGTGACAGCCGGAACCTCCGGGGCGGCCTCAGCCGTAGCGGCAACCGGGGCGGTCTTCACGGCATCGGTCAGTGCGGTGATCGCCTGCGTCAGCGCAACCACGTGCTCCAGGGTGACCGCCTGGACGGGAGCCGCCTCGGCAGCCGGGATGTTCTCGGTCTCGCTCACGGCGGACTCCATTTCTGTGGAACTTTCGTGGGTATCAGACGGCGCGGTGGCGTGGTCGTGGTCATGCGTGTGGTCATGTGTGTCGTCGCCACCCGGCAGGTGGGCGTGGGTGTGCCCGTGGGTGTGGCTGTACGGGTCACCGGCCGTCTCGTGGGTGTGCACATGCCCGTGGGTGTGCTGCATCGTGGCGTCCGACGCGTCATGTGTGTGGGTGTGGACAGGCACGGAAGACGGAGGCGTGGTCGGCGGCATGTCGCCGTCGCCTGTGGAATCGTCACTGCTGCCCGGTGCGCTCTCCATGTCGTCATCCGGGGAGGCGGCCTCGGTCACGGCAGGACCGCGCTTCGCCATCTCCACCATGAGCCGGTCCACAAACCGACCGATGTCTTCCTCAGTGAGCACGATGCCCTCCAGCTCGGTGTCTACGGACTCGCCACCGTAGGCGGCCGGACTGCCCATGTCGTTGTCGTCGTCTTCCGCCGGTGCCCCAATGACGTCGATGTCGCCGTCAGTGTCCGGGTCTAGTGCGGCCAAAGCCCCGGTTGCCGCCGTCATCGCCGCCGCACCCACAGCCTTCAGCGAAGACGGGTCCAGTCCGCAAGCCCGGAATGTGACCGACAGCGGCCCGGAGTAGGCGTCGATACACAGACCTGCTTCACCGCCAGGCCCTTCCGGGTAGTATTCGCGGATCTCGCCGTAGCGGGGTTCGACGGACTCGCTGGACACTTTCATGCCGAACTTTGCCATGGCCGCCTTGATTCGCCCCTTGATGGCCGTGAGATCGCCGGAACTGTACTTGGCGGCATTCTTCGGCATGTTGATGTACGACCAAGCAGCTTTAACGTGGGCGGCGGTGTCAAGCGGGTACCGTTTCACGCCGTCCGGCTGCTTGCCCGGGTCGGCATACTTCACGTCCCCGTAAGGCTTCGTGTTCGGGCCGTCCGCCTCCAACACCGGCAACGGGGCGTCCTCGGTGACGGTCATGGTGGCCTCGTAGCTTTCGCTGATGGGCGTGTAGTGGGAGACGGCGCTTTCCGTGGCCACTTGTGCACTGCGTGCAATGAGCGCACCCACCACGCCCGGGGTGGCCGTGAAATCGACCGCGTCGATTTCCAAGTCGTCCCCGGTCTCCACCGTCTGGCCTTTGTATTCCACCGTCTTGACCGGACCCAACCAGCCGCCGGAGATGGACACCGACTTCAACGCCGGATCCTTGTCGGTGACCAGGGTGGCGATGTCTTTGCCGGGTTGGGTGCCGTACAACTGCGCCTGGTAGGTGGCGGAGCCGTCTTCTTCCAGGTTGACGGCCGTCACCTTGCCGACGATGAGACGGCTGTTGTCGCCTGCCTCGTGGTGGGTTCGCATGATGATCGGCAGGCTGTTCGGGTCTGCGATCCGCCCCTGTGCGCGGGCCACCATCTTGGCGATGACCTTAGGCGTGTAGAGACGCCGGTTGAGGCTGACGCCCGGGGTCAGCATCGTGCCGTTGATGACCGCGACCGGCACGGCGACCTCCTAGTGGTAACTAATCGTAATGCCGTGTCAGGAAACTGCTGCAAACCAGGCGATACCGTTGGCCGCTTCGGTTCCCTTGTTCGTTGGGAAAGTCGTGGTCCGACCCGTGTTGGTCGAATCAACAAAGTGCCGATACGTGCCAGCCGACAACCCGGAGTTAGGCAGGTTGGAAGCAACGTTCCCGAACCGCGCCAGGCTGGGCCCGGTGGTGCCGTTGAAGAAGAAACAGACGGTGTAGTCACCCGCAGGCAGGTTGGTGTACGGTCCCCCGGACAGCGGGAAAGTGAAAGCTCCTGCTGTAGCGAAGGATGCCGAACCGGTGGACAGATCGCCGGTAGCGGCAACCATGGTGCCGCCGGGTGTGCACAGCCCTGCGAAACATTGCCCCGAGGTGAGCAGAGACCCGGCCGACACCACATACAAGATGACGTTGGTGGCCGTGAACGGGATCGGGCAATGCACGCGCGCATGGTTGACGGTGCCTGCCGTCGGCACCGCAGTGTTGGCGGCGGCGTAGACCGGGTCCCCGTTCCAGGTGACGTATCCGTGGTCGCCGGGCAACCAAGCGTTGCCGGGGAAGAGTACGTTCTTGCCGCCGCGTACCGGGCCGGTGACGACGCCGGTCGTGCCGTCCAGTTTCAGCAGCTGTGTGCTGTAGTTGTCGGAATACAGCAGGATCTGCTGCCCGTTCGGCAGTTGCAGCTGCTTGTTTGAGGTGTTCAGGTTCAGTTGGTCGGTGCCGTTGGTTTTGAGACGAAAAGCGTTCGCCGCCAAACCAACGTCCAATGACTTCGGTCCGAATTCTTGGGTGAGCGACCCGGCAGTGCTGATTGCAGTGGTTGAACCGGACGACTGGATTTTCAGGCGACTGGCCCCGTCTGGCGTGCCGCCGTAAGTTACGGTGCCAACCCCGGATAGGGCAACCGCCCCGCCGGTAGACATCGTGGAACCCGCCGATGGGGAACCGGTTGCCACCACGCCAGTAAACACGGTCCCAGCCGGTCTTCCGGTGCCGTACCCGGCACCGTTGCCCGTGTAGGTGCACACGACGTTGCCTAGGGCGGTAGCCACGGTGACAGCCCCGGGACCGGCAGGGATGTTGTTGGTGGTGGCCACGGTGATAGTGCCCGGGGAACCGCCGGTGAATGTGGAGACGTCAACGTTGTTGGAGGCGCTGGCGATCGTCGCAGTCAGGTTGCCGGTCGTTTTAACACCGTTGTGAATCTCGACGTCGGACTGGCTGCATGCGACCCAGTTGACGGCCGAACGAACAGAGTTGTCACACAGTAGCGATGCCGTCCGCGTCTTGATGTTGACGGCGTTGGCGGTGACCGTGACCGAGCTGGGCAGACCGAGCGTCGCCCCGTTGTCGCCGAGTTGGATGCCGCAGCCGGTAGCCGATGCGGTCAGGTCGTAAACCCAGCCGCCAACCAGATTGATCGAGTTTCGGACCAGCAACTGCCCGTATCCGGCACCTTCCCAGTGGCAGTTCGCCACGGAAGTCTGGCCGTCCAGCACGACCGCCCATGTGTGATCGTTCGACCATACGTGACAGTTGACCATCTGCAAGCCGTTGGTGGTGAACTTGCTGGTACCGGTGGTCACGGCACCGCCGGTTTGAAAATTCCCGGTTCCGGAAGTAACAGTGCAGCCGGTGAACGTTGCCGTAGTTTTGCCGGTATAGGTCATGACGGCAGTACCGGTCGTGGTGGTGACGGCGAGGGTGCCGGTCGTGGCGTACAGGTCGGTGGGTGTGGCTGCGTTGACAGTGAAAGTGCCGGTGAACCCGCTCGCCGCAGTTCCGTTCATGGCTGAGGCCGTGGAGAGGATGTTGCTGTAACGGTCTTGTAGACCCCAGAATCCGATTCCGGCTGCCCCGGCGGACTGGTTGTTTTTGAAAGCCAAGATCGCGTTCAGGCGGGAGTCCGACGGACCCAGGAACATCCAGCCATGCCGACCGTTGTGATGGACCTTGACGTTGTCGGCGGCGCATTCCGAGGCGTTCGACGTGGAAGGCGCGTCGGAGGACAGCGCCCCCCACTCGGTCCAGATGCCGTCGGTGTAACAGTTGCGGATGTCGAGGTTCTGGAAGATCCAGTCGTAGCCGTAGATCCTGATGCCCCAGGACGCGCTGGACTGGTTGGCCCGGTTGCCGTCGACAGTCAGGTCGACCAGCCCGGCGTCCCAAATGCCGGAAGCAGCCCAGGAGGATGCGCCGGTGAGAGTGAGGGTGGTGAAATTCAGCCCCTGAACGACGTCGGTGTTGGCACCGCTGGCCAGCTTGACGATCGTGGCTTCTACGCCCGCACCCCGCACCGTCACGGTAGACAGCAGCGTCACCGGCGCGTTCACCCAATATGTGCCCGGCTGTAGTCGTACGGTGCCGCCACCGGCCGTGTTCGCCGCCGAGATGGCGGCGTTCAATGCCGTGACGTCGGTGGCACCTGTCGTATCCCCAGAAGGCGCAGCGGCCTGAATGATGTAAGCGGCACCTGAGCGTCCCATTAGACCAGCCTCACAGAACCCTCGATGGTGCCCGACACGACCTGCACGTACACGCCGTTGGAGGCGTGGATGGCACCGGGGTACAGCTCTCTCGCTGACTCGTTTGCCACCAGGCTCACCACATCTAGCAACACGCCGGAAGCGGCAGAGGCGTTGTCGTAAATACGCAGTACGGCTGTAGCACCGGCGGTTTCCCGTACACCGAAGCCCCGGTAGTCCGCCGGTGTGTTGGAGACGATCTGGCTGGAGCCGGTGAGTGCAACCGTACGGGCCGAACCGCTCTCACTGGTGATCACGTTGTCGTTGATGTCTACCGGTGTGAAGTGCGGTGCTGGCATGAATACCTCCTTAGGCGGCCTGGAGGTATTGCTCCAGCGAACCGGAAACGGACAAGTCGGCAGCAATCGCACACCGACAGCGCGGGTGCAGGGGCGGAGTCGGAAGGTCGGCGGGACTCCACGGGGAACCATCGGCGGCTGCCTGACAGGCAGGGCAAACCTTGTCGTCGCCCGCATCCATGAACGTGATCTGCTGCACGCCCTCACTGCGGTACAGCTCCAGCGCACCCTGCGACAGCCCAGTATTCAGGGCCCAGTCGACGATGAACGACGCGGCGTCGCCATCGGCACCAGTCAGTAGGCGTTCGGCGGTGTCGACCATGTCCTGGTAATCCGCACCCTGTTCGGCGAGGTTACCCAATGCGCGACCCAGCTGGTCCGCCTGCCGGTCCAGCATTCGTCCCAGCCAGCCGTCGGCTTGCGCCCACGTCTGCCCCAAGTTCCGCAAGGCGTCGTACGCTTGCGTGAAAGCCAAATCCCAGTCGAGGCTGACCGTGCCGCTCTTCTCCAAGGCAAGTGCGAGCGCGTCCAATTTTCCTTCCGCGACAGCCGAGGCAACACCGTTGCCCATAGCCGTCCGCAGCGCCTGCCACACGACCGTCCCCGGCAGCCAGGACAGCATGGACACCATGGCGTCTCGGGCGGCCAGGGCGGCAGTGCGCAGACCGAACGCTTCCGTGAGCCCTGCGGCGTGCCGGTAGCGCTGGATAGCCGCACCGACGTCCAGGTGCCGCAAGGTTTCGTTCCAGGCGTCCTGAATCAGCTTGGTGTGCTTGGCGATCAACGCATCCCGACGCTGGAAGATGATCGCCCAGGTACCTTCGAGACTGCCCAGCTTGAGGGCGACCTCCAAGATGTTCGGGTCGTCGGCGTACTCTTCGCAGAGCGCTACGGCGGCGATGCAGCCCGCCTTCACCCGGTCGGTCATCGGGCCGCCCGACGCCGCCCACCCCTGCGCAAACGCGGTCCGGGCATAAGGGGCGACGTCAGGCATGAGGCCTCGATCAGGTCAGGTAGGCGTAAATCTGGTGACCGGCGGTCGGGGTGATCGTACCCAGACTGGAACCCACAGCCACCGGGGTCGACTGCGATGTGAGCGTGGTGCCGCAGATGATCGGGGCAACTGTCGAAATCGCCGCGTGCGTGAAAGCCGGTGCCGACGCGAACGTCGGAGTCGTACCGACCACGCACACGAACGCGTAGTACAGACCGGTGTAGGTGGTCGTGAACGGTGCGGCGATCGCCGTGGTGGTGGCCGTGTTCGCCGCGTAGTACGCCGCACCCGTGTTGTCCGCCGAGATACCGAGCACCTTGCCGGTGTTGTCCGCGATACCCACCCAGGCGTGCGAGCCGCCGGATTCGGCACCGATCGACACCAACGTGATGTTGGAGATCAGAAGTCCGGTTTCGATCGGCATGGCGAACGCGTACACCGTCGCCGACGTCAGCGCAGCCGAGGTGGACGTGGCCGACATGCGGCCGTCCTGGCTGGCAGCCTTGACGCCGGTCGGCTCCAGGTACTGGTACAGGTAGGCCTTCGTGCCGGTGCCGCCGCCGTTCATGACAACAGGGCCGGTGAAAGTGTTCACGCCGGAACCCAGAGTGGCGACGTTGTCGGCGGTGACAACACCCGGGGTGTAGACGTTGGTGGCTACTGCATAGGGGACCTGTGCCTGGCCCATAACGGTTCCTTTCGGTCAGAGATCACCGACGGAGATGGGCTCCGGCGGCACAAGGGGGCTTCTAGATAGCTGAATTGAACGACGCCGCAACCAGCAACACCCGGCTGCCGTCTGTGGGAACGATGCGGCGGAGTGTGCGTTCCAGGGCGGCGTCTGCGCCGGGGTTTGCCCCGTCCAACGGAACAGCGGTCAGGTCAGGCAGCGTCGAGCTGAGGCCGTTGTCGACGCTGAAGTACGGCTCGCCGTCCGGTCTCGGGACTTCTTCGACACGGAGGCCGTGTCGTGCAGTGTCCGGTTCCATCCGCACGTCATCCGATCTGCTTTTGGACCAAAGGCAAAACGTCTGCCGCTGTTGTCACGTGCTTCACGGTCCACCTCCTACCCGAACAGCCTCAATTGTTCGATCATGGCTTTGGCGTTCCCGGACAGCCCGTTGTCCGTGGCAGACCAATACATCTCCAGCCACGCCACAGCACACGGCGTGCACTGCCCGATCGGGTAGCCGTTAGCCATACGGAGAAACTCCGACTCCCCGCCGCAGCCGATGCAAATCTTCACCAGCGACAGAGACGTCAACGGCAAATGCCGGTCATCCGGGACACCGATACTCACGGCAGCTCCTTCAACGCCTGCTTGCGACGCGCCCGGTAGGCATGCTGCCAGGCCTCGTCCAGACGTCGGCTGTCACGCAGGTAGGCGTCCTCAGTAGGCGGTGTGCCCTGTGTAGCGTTGTTCGGGCTACCGGGTCCGGACTGCGGTTCCTTCGCGGTCGGTTTCTCGTCACTCGGAGCCTTATTGCCCGGCGTCAGGTGTGGTGCCAATCCGGGGGGTGGCATGACGATCGTCGGGGGTTCTGGTGGTTCCGGGAGTTCCGGGTCTGGCATACCGGGGATGTAGCCCTTCACCCCGGCAACAACCAGCGGGGCAGCGTTGAAACCAACGGAGGCTTTCGACATGGCTTCCATGTCGTCCCAGGCGATGATGCCCCGTCGGGTCTCGATGATGGGGACGTCTCCGCCATCGATCGGCGGCTCCCCAATCTCGTCTCTCCACCTATTTATGGTGTAGGCCCCGGCCAGGAACCGCTGGTTGCGGATATCTTCCACGACCTTGGAATCCCGGAAGTCGATCTCCTTGAATTCCAGATGCCAACCGGCGATCCCGAACCCGGCCTGCACGAGGTGATAGTTCAGCTTCTCCAGCACAAGATTCGATACCGGGATGATCGTGTTGACCCGGAACGACTTGTCTTGCGCCTCGCCGGTGCCGCCACCCAGGTTCCCGGTCTCGATGATGCCGAGCTTCGAGGGCGGGACGCCGAACGTGGAAATGATTTCGTCGCGCAGCTGGCGGGTGGCGTCCAGGTAGTCCGTGACCTTGCGGGCATCCAGAACCGACACGATACCGTCACCTGTGGTGATCACCGGTTCGCCGACGGCTTTCGGCCCCAAGTTGAACACCCGGTACTGCTCACGGAACAGCTGGACTTCTTTCTCCTGGTACTGCTTCAAATCCACGTGCACCCGAGGCGGGTCACCCCGCCTGCCGCATTCTTTGAGTGTTGCCTCCCAAAACAGCCATGCGGTGATAGGCAGCAGTGCTTTCTGCGCCGGGGACACGCCGTACACACCGCCGCGCGGCGCATCCAAAGAAATATGGATGACCTGCTCCGGATCGAACTTGGCCGTACGTACGCCGTCCACGTCCTGGCTGTAGCCCATCACCTCGCCGTGCTGGTCGGCGATCACCGTCATGGTGGTGGCGTCCAGCGTGTACAAGGCAACCGGCTGCCCGAGAAGCGCCACGACTTCCAGGTAAGCATCGCCGAACAGCATCAAGTCGGTGACGACATTCCGCAGCAGCTGAACCATGTCTTCGCTGGGGTTCGTGAACCGGATCAGCCGCCGCAGGTCTTGGACTTCCGGCGGTTCCGGCGGGGTTTCGCCTTCCTTCACTTCGGCGTCTGTGACGATCTGCAAACCACCGGCGGTGACAGTGCGGGCAATGACGTCGATGGGTGCGGCCACCCAGATGCACGACAGGTATGCCTGGTACAGCTGGTTCATTGTTTGCTGGCGTTCGGATGTGCGGGCGACCTGCTGGGTGGTGGAGACGTTGCCCAGCGGGATGCCGTATTCGTAGCCGGTGCGGCGGATCTGCGCCAGCGGTGCGGGAAGTAGCGCGTCGCCTACTGCCGCTTCAGCGACGGCCGTAGGGCGTCCTTCGCTCAGTCCTACGGCGTTGCGGACGCGTTCTACCAGTCCC